TCAGAATTAGATTCAGATAAATATGTTACTACCTTAGATACTGAAGGTCAAAGTAACTATGCTTTTATCGTTATAATGAAAGAAGCTAATATAGATCAACGTAATAAAGTCGAGAGTATGTTAACATCTAATAATATAGAATTTAGACGTGGTTTATCTGGCGGTGGTAATCAACTTAGACAGCCATATATTAGTAGACATGCGGAAAAAATAGGTCGGTCATGGCAAGTAGATATGACCGACGAAGCATTGCAGCAAAGCTTTGCAAATATTGAGCACGTGCATAATTATAGTTGGTACATCGGTAATTATCCTTCATTAGAAAAGGAAAAAATTACTAATCTAGTAACACTGCTTAATAATGTCTAATAACAAATATCTTATTGTATACAATATATGTGAAATAGGTAGAAGAAATTGTGAATGGTATATTAAATGCATTGATAATTTACTTAAACTCAACCATAAAAAGTTTCATGTTGTAGTAAGTGGTTGTAGAGTTACAGAAGAAACTAAAAAAGAGCTCTTTAATAAATTTAAAAATAAAGTATCTTTTTGTTATACAGAAAATTTTCTTTCAGTTAACATAACCTTTAATTTAACTGTTTTAAAATGTGTTAAAAGGTATAAAGAATTTACTGGTTATGTATATATAGATTCAGGTGTAAATACAGAAGATAATTATAATCTTTTAAAAGAGATAGATGATAGAGTATGTACTGAAAAATTTAGTATGATAAGCGTACAAACCGATACTGATCACGGTCACCATTGGTTTAAAGAAGACCACGTACATAACCCCTACATAAAAGGTGAAGATTTTATAATGCCTGTAGGTAGATGCTGTAATTTACATGTCTCATATTTTTCAAACGACTTGTTAAAAGCTTTTGGAAGACTTATTCCAGATATTTTTAATGCTTATTGTACCGAATCTGTATTTTCTTTTTTAAATGCTAGTATACAAAAGCAATGGGTAATAATAAAAGATATAATTTTAACTCATATTAAAGAAAAAGATGGCGCGACTTTAAGTTATGATCATGTAGGACCGAGACAAGTACCGTGGAATAATTTATACGGGTGTGATGATATGGAAAAGATAGTTAAAGACCCTAAAGCACGTGAAGTGGGTCTCGGTTATGAGGAACTTGGTGGAGTTTTAATGCATAATCCGGAATTATATACACAAGATGGTCATGTTAAAAATAATAATCTTAAAAAATACATAAAAGAAAAATTATATTTAACACCTTCACAATTAGATTATAATCATATTTTACATTCTTTTATTCCAGCAAAATGATATCGATAATCATACCTACAAAAGATAGAGTAGAAAATCTTAAAAAGGTTTTAAAGACTTTAAATGATAATACGCTACGACCAAAGCAAGTTGAAGTAGTTTTTTATGTTGATAATGATGATGTTAATACAATTGACTTTATAAAATCAGGTGAAATCAATACTCATTTAGATAAAATACCAGGTACTGCTATTGTAAATAAAGATAAACCAAAGTTAGCAGATATGTATAACCGTGCGTTTAATAAATGTAACGGGGATATAATAATGTATTCTGCAGATGATGTACATTTTAAAACTAAAAATTGGGATATATTAGTTGAAGAAGAGTTTAACAGATACTCAGATAAAATATGTTTAGTATTTGGTGCAGATGGAATGCAGCCAAATGGAACTTTAGCTACTCATGGTTTTTTAAGTAGACGAGCTATAGAACATTTAGGGTATGTGCACCCTATTGGAATGGGGTATAATTATTCTGACAACTGGCTTACTTATGTTTATAGAACGTTAGGTAGATTATGTTACACTCCGGTTTATTTTGAACATTGTCACTGGGGCGCCGGAAAAGCAGAATACGATGAAACTTATAAAACAGGTTCTGATGCTCCTCATGATGATAGTATTGACCTATGGCAAAATAGTACTAATGATAGAAATAACGATGTGGATAAACTTAAACAAATACTTTCACCGGGCCCTATAGGTAATTCGAATAAAGAAAATATTAAAACAATTTATAACCTTATTACAGATTAAGATGAAACCTATATTATTAATTGGTGATACGTGCACAGATAAGTTTGTATACTGTAAATGTGAACGTTTATGCCCAGAAGCTCCTGTACCTCTTTTAGATATAATAAAAACAAAAACTAATAAAGGAATGGCAGGCAATGTTGAAAAGAACCTTGAAGCATTAGGCTGTAGCGTTGAGCTTATTACAAATAAAAATTACAAGAATATTATAAAAACTAGATATGTAGATGAAAAAACAAATCATATGTTTATTCGAATTGATACTAAATCAGATCTTAAAACATATTATAAAGATTATAGTTCAGAAATAAATTTAGATAATTATTCTGCTGTTGTTATCTCTGATTATAATAAAGGGTTTATTACAGAAAAGGAAATTGAGTTTATTTCTTATAATCACCCTGTTACTTTTTTAGACACCAAAAAAATTATTGGAGAATGGGCAAGAAATATAAAATTTATTAAAATTAACAGAGCTGAATATAATATATCTGAAAGATATCTTTCTAGCAAAATAAAGAAAAACGTAATTACAACACTTGGTTCAGGTGGTGCTATATATAGAGATGTTCAATACGATGTTAAAGATGTAGAGATAAAAGATCTATCCGGTGCAGGTGATACTTTTTTAGCTGGTCTGGTAAGCGAGTTTTTAAAAACGAATAACATTGAAGAAAGTATTAATTTTGCAAATATGTGTGCTACTGATGTAGTGCAGAAGCAAGGTGTAACTGTAGTTAGCAAATATTTTTCATTATGAAGTTATATAGATACCCTCAATCATCACCTCATAATATTGATGATGGCCCTTATAGAAATTGTATACCTTTAGGGGTTGACGGTCTTGCAGAACACTGTACTATTGTTGATAATCCCAATGATGCAGATTATTTTCATGTAGGTCAAATTCGAGAAGACAGCAATATAAAATTATATGAATCAAATGGAAGTGAGTTTGAGTTTTTTAAGGGTAATGAAAGCAGACATATTGTTGATATGGAAGGCGAAGGAGGGTGGGAAATCCCTGAATGGTTACGTGAATGCATATTAACAACTATGGGACCACTTAAAAGGTTTAATTACTATAAACTTTTTACTAGACCTTGTTTTTCTTCACTAATGATGGATTGCTTGAAAGATGAAAGAGTGTTTGAGTTTCCAAAAAAATCCGGCTACGGTTTTAGAGGTTGCATTAATCACCCAACGAGACAAGTACTGTTTGAAGCATTGAAAGAACCAACATTAAATGAAAATCGTATACGTCGTGAAGCTTATATGACAGCTGGATGGTTTGGCCCAGCCCCGTCGCGTTCAGAACCTCATTTAATTTTTGAAGAATTAATGTTAAAGCATCCTCTTTCTCTTTGTCCTCGAGGAGCTGGGATAGCCTCTACACGTGTATGGGAAACTTGTGCTTATGGCAGAGTGCCCGTTATAATTTCAAATGAAGATTTTTACCAAGTAGGTGAAGATGAATATGATACTTCCTTTATTTTTAAAGTGATTGGAGATTTATCTCCAAAAGATATGGCAAATGAATTAGTTACAATATATAATACTAATATAAACGAATTAAAAGAACGAGGTGATGCCGCTAAAAACTATTTTGATACTGTTATCAAGGAATATTTTAAAGACCCTACGTTGTTTTTTATAAACTGGTTAAAAAGAAATGTTAAGTAAAGAAGAAATATTAACGTCTGGAAAAATATTTAACCCTGCAGCTAAAGTATATGCTAATGCTGATAGAGTAGTTCAATATTTAGAAGGAGAAAATCCCGCTCCTGTATTAGTTGAAATTGATCCTAGTAATACTTGTAACCATGGATGCTATTTTTGCATATCATCATACATTCATTTACCTGAATCTAAAAATTTAGAAACATACGATAAAACCGTTATGCCTAGAGATGTGCTTCTTGGTGCATGTAAAGATTTTGTTGATATGGGAGTAAGAGCTGTCAACTGGACGGGTGGTGGTGAACCAACTATTAACAAGCATTTAAAAGAAGCAATAACATATATTGGTGAAAATTCAGACATTAAAATGGGCATTTTTACAAATGGTACCTTACTCGATAGGTGGGATTTATTTGAAACTATGGTTGATAATATGACCTGGGTAAGATTTTCAATAGATGCTGGTACACCAGAAACATATAATCATATTAGAAGAGCAAAAGGTAATCAGGGGTGGGATAAGATGGTAAATAATCTCAATACACTTATTAAAGTAAATAAAGATAAAGGTAAAAAGATTGGTATTGGTGTTGGGTTTGTTATTACCCCGGACACATGTCATGAAGTAGTTGATTTTGCTAAATTTTTTGCTGATATTGACGTTGATTACTGTCAGTATAAACCTGAAATTGTGAATAGGGAAAGAGAAGATGGTGTGCAAAGAGATTTAGAATTTTGGAATAAGAATGTTGAACCGCAGTTAGAAGCTGCTAAAGAAATTTTAGGTAGTAAGTTTCAAATTAACGGCTATAAACTTAGTGACTTAATAGAAGATAGGTCTTTGTTTGGTCGTAGGTATAAAAAATGTATGGGCTCACAAATACAACCTTGTGTAGGGGCAGACGGCAATGTGTATGTTTGTACTAATCACCGCGGTTATAAACAATATAGCTACGGGTCTCTTCATGAAAAATCTTTTAAAGAAGTTTGGGATGACGTACAAGAAAGAAAGCGCATTATGAATCAAATAGATAATGTTGAATGCTTTAAAAACTGTACTCAATTATGTAAACCTCATGAAAGTAACAAAGCAGTTTGGGATATATACCAGGCTTATAATGAAGAACAAGATAAAAATGTATTCAAAGATAATTTACTTGAGCTTCAAAAAGAAGTGAAAGAGAATATAATTCATAGTGAATTTATATGATCGTACTTAAAAATGGTAATGGGCAACTTGGTAAAGAGTTAGAATATAAAATTAGATATATTAGCCCAGGATTTAGATTATCACCTGAAGTCATTTTCATATACCATACTTGGGATATGAGAGATAAAAATGATAAAAAAGCTCAGAAAAATTGCTATAAACAGTTTAAAAGATTTGTAGATACAAACAAAGAGCATAAAATAATTTTTACATCTACCTATTCAGAGCAAAATAATTTTTACAATTATTATAAGCAAAAAGCAGGTGGGTATTTATTAGCAAATCACAAACGAGGTAAAGTTATTAAGCTTCCAGTTTTATTAGGAAATGGTGTTTGTAAGAATTTAAAAGAAAATAAATGCGAGCCTTACGGTACTATAGAGTTAATGTCGTTAAGCGAAGCTGCAGCTGAAATTTTACGAATAGCTTTCGAAGATACTAACAATAAAGAATTTCGTTTGCAAGGCACACAAATACCAGCTAAGTTAGTACAAGAATTATTGCAATTTAACTTTTAGATAATACCATATAATATGGCCGATTTTTCAAAATTTGAAGATACTAACATAACTAATTTTAAGCCTTACGTAGAAGATATACCTAACTTTCCACTTGAGGGTATAACTTTTAAGGATATTCAACCACTTTTGGAAGATCCAAAAGCATTCAACGAGTTAATTAAACAAATGTTTAGTAAGTTTGAAACTTATATGGATTATTGGGTAGGTATTGATTCAAGGGGATTTATTTTTGCTTCGGCATTATCACAATATTCTAATAAAGGATTGAAGTTAATAAGAAAGAAAGGTAAGCTTCCACCACCAGTGGAATCTAAAAGTTATGATTTGGAGTACGGTACAGATACTATCGAAATGAAACCGGGAAAAGGTAAGGTTGTAATAGTTGATGACGTATACGCTACAGGAGGTACAATGGAGGCAGCTGTAGAATTATGTAAGCAATCTGGTTACGAGGTGTTAGGTAAATTAGTTTTTATTGACTTAGCATTTCTTCATGAACCAACAGATGTAAAAAGCATTATAAAATATGAATAGAGTATGGAATTTTATATTTTTACTACTAAAATAGTATAATAATTTTATGAAAAAAGTAACACTTATACATGCTAGTATGACAGGTAATGCTGAGTTTGTAGCAGAAACTGTAAAATCAGCACTCGAAAAGGATGGTCATACTGTAAAAGAATTTGACTTAAATGAAGAAGAGGGTATAAATTTTCTACATCAAGAATCAGATTGTATTGTTGGTGTAACAAGTACATGGGGTGAAGGAGAACCACCAGAAGATGCTGTACCTTTTTTTGAAAATTTACGAACTGCAAAGCCGCTTAAGTTAAATAGATCTATTGCAGTTTTAAGCTTAGGTGATAGCTCATATGATATTTTTTGCGGTTGTGGTAAAGAACTCGAAAAGGAGCTTATTAGACACGGTGGAACTCCATTACTAGAAAGAGTTGATTGTGATATTGACTACGAAGATGACTCAGATCAGTGGATAGAAAATTTAGTTGAGAAAATAAATGCAGCCTGAAATTATACAATATGAAGATCACCCTAAGGGATGGGGACATGAAAGATGGATAGTTAATAAAGAAAAATACTGTTTAAAGATTTTATCTTTTAAAAAGAACAGTTCTTTTTCGATGCATTATCATATTAAAAAAGAAGAAACATGGTATGTGGCTAAGGGTAGTTTAGAGTTATCATATTACAATTTATCAAACGCTAATCGTGTTACAAAGACTATTAACGAAGGAACGGTGGTTGATATTAAGCCTAATATTCCACATAAACTAAAAGCATTAGAAGATTCAGAAATTATAGAAGTAAGTACACAGCATTTCGAGGATGATAGTTACAGAGTAGAGCCAGGAGATAGCCAAAATGAAAAAATTACTAATTGATATTGATAACACAATTTGTGAGACAACAACTTCTGATTATTCAGATTCAACTCCATATAAAAAACTGATTAAGCATTTTAACGATCTTTATGATAAAGGCGTTCATATTACCTACTATACAGCCAGGGGAGGTAACTCAGGGAAAGACTGGACATATGTAACTGCTAACCAGCTTGAAGAATGGGGTGTAAAGTACAGCAAACTTATGATGCATAAACCATCTTATGATTTATGGATCGATGATAGATGTATTAATATTAATGATTATACTAAAAAACATAATATAGTTGAAAACTAAATTGAATTTAATATAATACATATATGATTATTGAGCAAGGTGTATACGACGGTAAACTAATTCACGAGAGATTTGCCTATAAGTTTTTTCGTAAAGATGTAGCTAGTGAAGGAAATATTGTCGCTTTTAGAGCTCCTATGTATGTAGAAGATGCTTTAATTGACTTAGAAGATTCTCTAGAGAATGATTTTATTCATAGTCAAGATGCAATTAACTTTTGTTGGGAAATTCCTGGTTTATGTCCACTAGGTGCTGTCTCGTTTCAGAGGCTTTTCAATACTGGTATTGCTAATATTCTATCTGGTTATATTAATAAAGGCATTATGGTAGATGGGGATGATCTACTTGTACAAGATGAATTTTTAGGTACCGATAAACAGGTAAGAGAATCTGGTAAAGTTAGTGTATCAATTACCTACTCTAAAGAAAATGTTGCATTAGGTCATACCGGTATTAATATTGTAGCTGGAGACAAGGCACCACCTTTTGCATATTCATCTAACTTAACAGATAAGCAAATTAAATCATTTAGTAAACAGGTTATTGAATACTTTAATACTGAAGTTAGGGATCAATTTGTTGCTACTACTAAGATTATTGTATGAAGAAAATATTTACTAATGGGTGTTTTGATGTCTTACATCGCGGTCATTTAGAATTACTTGAGTATGCAAAAGGATTAGGAACTGTTTTCGTGGGTGTTGATTCTGATGAAAAGGTAAGGCATGATAAAGGTCAAGATAGACCTTACAATAAATTAGAAGATAGAATAAAAATGCTTGAATCATTGAGATTCGTTGATGAGGTTCGTGTTTTTACTTCAACAAAGGGACTTGAAAATTTAATTAAAGAAATAGAACCAGATCTAATGGTAATAGGATCTGATTGGGAAGGTAAAACGGTAGTTGGTGAGCAATATGCAAAAGAACTACGCTTTTTTAAACGTATACGTGGGTATTCTACAACTAGTATATTAGAATATGATTACAGAAACCTACAAAAAAGTCCTAAAAGATCAAGATAATGAACTTTTTTCAACTACAAAACAAATTATTTTATTCTAAGAAAGAAACCGCAGGTGATTTAGATACAGAAGGGGAGCAAAGTTTTGTGCCTTTTTTATTTAATAGGTGGTTATCCTTCTATAATAATGATATGTGCGTCTTTACTAATGAGACATTAAACAAATTTAGTACTATTTTTGATGATAAGCAACTAACGTATAAATTATATTTTTATCTTATCCCACGTCTAAAGTGGAAAAGAATTAGCTATATAAAGAAAAAGAAAAAAGAAGATCAAGAAGAACAAGATTTAACTTTAGTTGCTAAAAATAAAAATATGTCAAAACGTGAATTACTAGAATATGTTGAATTAAGCAAGAAGCTATGTAAATAGCTATATGGCACTTGCTAGTATAGACAATTTGGCACCTACTAAAAGTTTAATAGATCTTTCAGATCCTGACAAAGGAGATTTTGGAATTGATGATTTTGAATTAAGTTTTATTTTTGATGATATTCTTCTTATAGAATATGTTGATGAAACAGAGGAAGGTGAGGTAGAGCGCAATGGTATTTTAGTACCAACAAATGCACTGACAAAAGCTTGGAGAAAAGGTAAAGTTATTTTATCTGGACCTGATGCTAAATACGCTAAAGAAGGGGATATAGTTATTTTTCCAAACAACATGGGTGTAACTATTTCTGGTGTTACAGTGACTGGAAAAGGCAAAATTCGAAAAGGTATATTTTTAAACGAAGAGAGAATGTTCGGTATTTGTAAAGAAAAAAATGTTAATACAGAAAGCAACTCTTGATTCCTTACTATTGGATAATGTTTGTGAGATAAGATTTCCTCGTAGAATAATAAAGCCGGGTCAAGCCTCTACGAGAAGAATGCTTTGTACGAAATCACTATCTTTACTTAATTCGGTTAATGGTAGACTTTCGTTAAATTATTTTGCCCCTAAAGGACCACCTAAGAGCTATTTAGGCCCTGATAATTTAGCTGTAGCATGGGATATTTTAATGCAGGATTATAGAAATATAAATATGAACCAGTGTGATTTAATTCAAGAAATTCCTGCTAATGATGATTTCTGGATATATTTTAATGAAAATATATATCCTATGTCATCATCACAAAAATTAAATTTTATGAATTCATGAATACAAGCTTAGAAAAAGTTACAAATTTTTTAAAACCGTTTTTACTACAAGATATAATTATAAAGACGGATAAGAAAATATTAAAAAGAGGCAAACTTAAAATATTTCAAATAAAACAATATTATATTAATTTTACTTTAGAATATAAAGACTCGATAAAATCTTATGAAATACCTTATCCATATAAAATGGATTGGGATGAAGAAATGGCTATTTTAAATTACCACTTAAGCTCTTTTATTCCAATCAAACAAATGAATAGAGTTAAATTCTTAGATAGTTCCTCAAAATCTAAACTATATAACAACCTCGTGTATATATTGCCTTCTAGTGAACGTATTATATAATAAAGTGTGTTAGGTGGATTGTTAAAAAGTTTTCCGGATAAGTATACACCGAATTCTGCGCAGGTAAAGCTACTTAAAAATATTGATCAAGCATTTACTGATGGTTATAAATTTGTAGTGTGTAATGCACCTACTGGGTCCGGTAAGTCTTTTATATCTAAAACTATAGGTAATGTTTCTAAACAACCTACTAAAGAATTTAGAGAAATTGTAACAAACTATTTAGCGTATAGGAGAGCGCATGGTGGGGGGTATGCATATGAAGATGATTGCAATAGTGAAGAGTCTTTTGGATGTACTGCTTTAACGATAACCAAAGCATTGCAAGATCAGTATAAAGACTTGTTTAATGATGTAAAAGTATTAAAAGGTAAGTCAAACTATCAATGCGAAATTGATGATAGGTTTACAGTTGAGCTGGCTCCATGTTTGCATCTACCTAAAATAAAAGAGGAATGTTGGGCAAAAAATAAATGCCCGTACTACGAGCAGCGAAATAAAGCTTTAACGTCAACGTTTAATACTCTAAATTATAACATGTTTTTTTCTTTACCTGACCATTTAAAGAAAAGACAATATCTTATTTGTGATGAAGCTGCAGAGCTAGAAGATCAATTGGTAAAGGAATTTTCTTGTACCGTAAATTTTGAAAGCTTATCTAAAATGGATATTACTATGAGACCTTTTTACTCGCGAAATAATATGCAAGTAGTAAAGTGGATTCGAGAGCTAGTAATTGATTTAAATGATAAGATAGAAGATCTTAAAGATATAACAAATAATACTAATAAAGTAAACAAAAAATATATTATTGAATGTAAGAAGAATCTTATTTATCTTAGAAACCTACACTCTAAACTTACTTTAATTATAGATACTTGGAGTGAGAGCGAATACCTTTATGAAACAGATAAAAAGGGGATAACATTTATGCCTTTAAAAGTTGATAAACTATCTAATCATTTATTTAAATATGCTGATAAAGTAGTTTTAATGTCGGCTACTATAATCGATCCTAAAAACTTTTGCAAAAGTCTTGGTATCGAAAAATTTAAATATGTAGAAGCTGAGTCTTCATTTGATGCTAAGAATGCTCCTATATATTGCAATACAAAATTAAAGTTAAATTACCATAACTTAAAAAGAAGCTTACCTAAAATTGCTAATCAAATAAAACAGATATGTGAGTTTCATAAAAGTGATAAAGGTATTATACATACACATAATAATACTATTACTTCTTTCTTATCTGATCAATTAAACGAATCTAGATTCCTAGCTAGAGAACCTGGAGTACGTAATGAAGCTTTACTCGAGCAACATTTACTTAATGATGATCCAACCGTGCTTATATCACCATCAATGTCTCATGGAGTGGACTTAAAAGGAGATTTAGCTAGATTTCAAATAATAGTAAAAGCACCCTATCTACCTACTAAAGATAAAAGAATCGAAAAATTAATGAAAGATAATTTTGATTGGTATATGAATAAAATGCTATGCTCTTTGATTCAGTCTTGTGGGAGAGGTGTTAGATCAAATAAAGATCATTGTATTACATATATTCTTGATGGCGCTATTGTCGAAAGTGTTTTAAATAACAAGCATAAGTTGCCGAAATATTTCATCAAAAGGTTTTTGTAATAAATATATAAGTACGTATGAAGAACCGAGCTTTTCATTTTGAAATTAAAAATCTTTTAACACAGTTTGTTGCTGCGTTTGATGATACGGTTATAAGTAGATTTAATAAAGATAGAGAAAGAAAAAGTAATATAGAAGTAAGATATGTTTTTGCGCCTAAACAACGCGTAATGTATGATATTATTAACAAGGCGCAAAATATTACCTTGCCGGTTGTAGCAATAAATCTAACCGGGGTATCTAGAGACAATGATAGAGTCTTTAATAAATTACCAAATACGTATATACCTACACAGAGAGCAGATGATTCTAAAGCTTCATCAAATTTTTCAATGCCTGTGCCGGTAAATTTACAAGTTAGTATGTCAATACTTGCAAGGTATATGCAAGATATAGACCAAATAATATCTAATTTTGTACCTTATAATAATCCATATATAATTTTAACTTGGAAAGTACCACCAGCTTTTGGCGCGAGTTACGATCAAGAAATAAGATCAGAGGTATTATGGGATGGAAACTTAGTTTACAATACACCAACTGATACTACGTACAACGACAAATTTAGAGTAACTGTAGATACAACATTTACAATTAAAGGTTGGCTTTTTCCAGAAGAAAAAGATACAAGAGGTAATATTTATAAAATTGATAATAATTTTATAGCAGTTAATTTAGCCAATAGAATTTACTCTCCATTAGATCCAGATGAAGTAGTTAGTAACGAGTCATATATACAGCAAGAATATAAAGCTCTATCTGCTTATAACGCTGGTGTACCTTCTGCATATTCAGAAACAGTTACTGTTTCTGCTATTCCTGAGATTACAAATCTTTACTATTCTACTACAGGTACATTTACGCAATTATATCAAAGTACAACTAGATTATTATCGTCTAATCCAAATAATTTTATTTTATATGGTAAACGTTTTTCTTTTGACAATGACTTTTATTTAAGTGCAACTGATATGGGAGGACCTACACCAAATAATCCTTTCTATTCTAACTATCAAGAAATTACATCAGCTAAATCAGCAACCATTAGTGGTTATAAATTAGATAATTCTTTCTTTAATGTAATAAACGATAATATAACAAATATATTCTTACCAACATCAACCTTAAGTGCTGCAGGTAAATTTGCTTTTATTACGGCAAATGAAGCTGGATGGGGTTCTTCTTACCCTGCCACTAGCTCTATCCTTCAGATGACATAAATATATATAAGATGGCAGGAACCGGATCATCAACTAGCCCTAATCAGAATCGATCGTATGTAACAAATGACGGTCGCGCATCGACTTTTGGTAGAAATCTAATACAATATATTCAAAATAGATTACCGTACGCTACTGATGGAAGAGGTGAAAATGATAGTTTAAACCCTAAGTATAAATTTTTTAAGAAAGCGGGAATGAGAAGAGCTGAAGCTCTAGCTAAATCATCAGTCTCATCTTCCAACCCTTTTAACAATATACCTATTGGAGACTTCGCTAAAGATTCATCTTTTGGCGATGTAATGTATGCTAATATTCAAGATGATAAAGCTGGTCGTTTAAGAGATTATAGAATTATGGCAGCATATTCTGAAGTATCAGATGCTTTAGATGAAATATGTGATGAGACGATAAATCCAGATGACTCGGGATGGATTACTAAATTACAATTAAAAGATATTGATCTTACTGTTGATGAAAAGGAAGAGCTTGATAAACAATTTCATCGTTATGTTGAATACTATGATTTAAAAAATAGAGGGTGGCAATATTTTAGACAGTTAATGGTAGAAGGAGAAGTATTTTTTGAGCAAATTATTCACGAAGGATATGTAAAAGATGGAATTTTAGGAGTCATAAATATTCCTGCTGAAATTATTGATCCTGTCTATAATAATATTCAAAATATGCTTGTAAAGGGTTATATTTATAGAAAGCCAATTTTTAGTCCCGAGCATCCAGAAAAGGTAGAAAAGATAGAATTTATTCCAATGGATCAAAACCAGATCATGTATGTAAATTCTGGTGTATATAATGAAACTAAAAACTTTGTTATACCGTTTTTAGAAAATGCTAGACGACCATATAGGCAACTATCATTAATTGAAGATGCTATAGTAATTTATAGATTAGTACGTGCTCCAGAAAGATTAGTCTTTAATGTAGACGTAGGAAACATGGCACCTCCTAAGGCAGAGGCCTATCTTAAAAAACTTATACAGAACTATTGGTCAAGAAAAACTTTTGATGTCGACCAGGATGATATAGTCAAAAAATTTAATCCACAATCAATGCTTGATGCATTTTGGTTTGCAAAGAGACAGGGATCAGAGGGTACATCAGTAGATCAACTGGCAGGAGGTCAAAATCTTGGTGAGTTAGCTGATTTAATGTATTTTATTAAAAAGCTTTATAGAGCTCTTAAAGTACCTTCTATGAGACTTGATCCAAATGATCAAGCTTCTGCTGATGGTTCTACAATATTACGTGAAGAGCTCAAGTTTGCTAAATTTATAATGAGACAGCAGCAAAGGTTTGCTGCCGGGTTAAAGAAGGGTTATATTACACATCTAACTCTTATGGGGTTATTCAAAAAATTTGAACTTAATGAGCAAAATATTGAAGTAGAATTTAATGTTCCAACTAATTTTTATGAATTAAGAGAAAATCAAAGACTTGAATTAAAATCTAATAATTATAATAACTTAGCATCAAATGAATTTGTATCAGCAACCTACGCGCAAAAGAAATACTTAGGTTGGAAAGATAGAGATATACTAGCTAATAGAGAGTTCTTAAGAAAAGATGCAGAAATGCAATGGGAGATAAGCCAGATACAAGCTGCTGGACCAGCTTGGAAGGAACAAGCTTTAGCGGGTGAATTAGCCGGAGGTGAAGATGCTGTAGGGGGTGAAGGAGCTGGAGTTGGAGGCGGTGGAGCAGGAGATATACCTGAATTCGGAGGCGGTCCCGCAGACGTTGATACGCCAGAAGTAGACGTCGAAGCTGAGGTAGATGTTGAGACAGAAGAACCTACCTAGAAGGATTCATACTATAAAATTGCGTTCTATAATGCACTATACCTGCGTTTCCTGCTTTCGCAGATACTTGATTTACATTTGTAATGCCTCTCACCGTAGTCTCGTGATTATTATGTATCTTAATTACATGATCTGGTCTTACTGTTCCGTAATTTCCGCTAGTATCAACAAAAATTTCTAAAGTACCGCCAGTAGTATTATATATAATAACTTCAGAGCACGGCTGACCAACTTTAACCGCAACTGCAGGTGCTGTATTTGTGTTAGTACCAAATGGAGCAGGTGCGTTCGGATCCTGCCCGGATAGCTGTACTATGGATGTTGGAACATGTCTTGAAAAAGAAAAACACTGATTATCATTATAATACGTACTCGTGTACTGTTCGTTACTTTTAGGTGGTGATGTCGCCATATATTTATTTAGTCTGGAATAAATATTTTTATGGCGCTAGCATGTACAATTCAGCCTCTTTCGGCGTTTCTTTCAACTAATTTAAATTCGAAAATTGAAACATATGATAGACTAGGTGACAGAATAAAAAGATCATTAGGGTTTCCTTTAGTAAGCTTAGAAATTCATACTGACCAACTAAGAGAAAATATACAAATTGCTGTTGAATACTTTACAAAGTATGCAGGTTATACTAGAGAATTTTTGATATTTGATTCTGATATGTATGAAAATAATAAGGGATTACGATTAGATTTATTATATACATTAGCAAATACTGATTTAGATACAAATAGAGAGAAAACTAGCGGTCGTAATCCTCTTGGCCCTGGGCCAGAATTTTATGGCTCTAGAGTACCTTATACAAGTGCATTTGGCGAAACCTTATTTGTAGCTACATCAACGTTAAGTGGTAGTGTATTTTCAAGTTCAGTAGAATTATCTTCAACATTTTCATATGGGATGAGCGGTACTAGCCCGGGTATTGCTGAATTGGAGTTATTTGATCATTCTTTATATTCCTCTATTACTTCATTTAATCAAAGTCTTACTGCACACTTTAAAGAAACTACACCTAATACAATTACCTTTCAAGGATCAGCTTCAGATGCTATTTTCTATCAAAATGTATTTGACTATGATATAATGGATTATCGAAAAGTAGTTGATGTAACTGACTTTGAAGAAGGTTCAACCACGGGTATAAATACATTATTTACTTTAGAGCAAACTTTAGCACAGCAAACATATTTTAGCTATGCATTAGGAAATTATGGATTTGATCTTGTATCTTGGTACACGTTAAAAGAGTGGATGGATACACGAGAAAAAATGCTAGCTATCAGACGTGATATAAAATTTGATCCACGAACTCAGTATATGCAAATGTACCCGGAGCCAAATGGAAATCGATTCTATGGTGTTATATCATGCTATTTAGAAAGAGCTATAAGAGATGTAATAATGGAGCAATGGATTTACGAGTATGCATTAGCACTATCTCAAATAACTATAGGACGAGTTAGAGGTAAGTTTGGTAATGTACAGCTTTTAGGTGGTGGGGCTTTAAATTATGATATGCTTAATGAAGGTCTAGAAAGGAAAAAAGAACTTGAAGCAGAGCTTTTATCTGGAGCTTCACCTGGTTTAGGTGATACTGATCCTCCAATGTTTTTTATAGGGTGATGGGAAAATGGCGTCAAGGTATTTTTGTCCCAAAAAATCAAGATAAATTTATTGGGAGAAAAGCAGTATATAGATCAGGGTTAGAGTTAAAATTTTTTAGATTTTGTGATAGCAATCCTAATGTACTAAAATGGGGTAGTGAAAACGTTATTATACCATATAGGAGCCCCATTGATCATAAAATGCATAGATACTTTGTAGATAATTATATTGAAATTAAAGAGGGTACAAATCGTGTAAAATATTTGGTAGAAATAAAACCCTCAAAACAAACAAAACCGCCTACAGTTAAATATAAAAAGAAGCGGCATCTGATTTATGAACAGCGGTGTTATGCCATAAATCAAGCCAAATGGGCAGCAGCAAAAGAATATAGTAAAAAAATAGGGGGATCGTTTATTATTTTAACAGAAAAAGAGCTTATTCGTAACAAATGAATAAATAATTGTATGTCATTGAAACTTAACTTGGTTGTAGAAAAACCTGATGTAAACGATGAGTTCGAATACATTGAAGAAGAAGTAGATAGAAACTCACCTTCGAATTTATACATAAAAGGTCCTTATATGATGGCTGAAGGTGTAAATAGAAACAACCGATTATATCCTATTGATGAATTACAAAGAGAAACACAAAGGTATATAGAAGAGATGGTTACACCAGGTAGAGCTATGGGAGAGCTTAACCATCCAACATCAGCTGATGTAGATTTAGAAAGAGCATGTCACATGGTCACTGAACTTACACAAGATGGAAACGTGTTTTATGGTAAGTCAAAAGTTTTAACTACACCATGTGGTCAAATTGTTAGGTCTCTAGTAAACGATGGTGTTAAAGTAGGTATGTCTTCTAGAGCTCTTGGTACTTTAGAAGAGAGTACTGATCATAGTACAGTAAAAAACATGAAATTAGTTGCTATAGACTGCGTAGCAGACCCGTCATATCCTAAAGCATTTGTAAATGGTATATTGGAATCCAAGCAATGGGTGATGGTAGATGATAATAGATACGAAGAAGTTTACGAAAAATTTGAAAAGTCATTACAAAGATTACCTAAAAAGGAAATAGATTCGTTTTTACGTGATAGAATTCTTAGCTTTATTAAGTCTATCTAATAAATAATATTATGGCTAACGAGAAAACAAAGATTACTAAGTTTATCCAGCACGTTTCTGATAAAAATTATGCTCGAGCACATAAATATTTAAAGAGCGTAATTGAAGATAAAATAGCGAAAAAAATCAATAACGCAACAGACAAACCACTCTTTTAAAAATGAATAAAAATAAAAAATCATTACCTGAACAAGCGGAGGAAGTTTTAACCGAGGAGTCAGTTGAAGCTATTGAAACTGCTATTGAAGAAAAAATCCAACTATCAGTTGAAGCTGCTTTAACTAATCAAGATGAGCTTTATGCTGAGAAGCTTGAAGAATTAGTTAGCGCTATTGATCATGATCATACAGCTAAGTTAAATAGAGTGGTAGAAGCAGTAGATGTAAATAATGCTAATAAGTTAATTTCTGTAGTTAAAAAGTACGAGAAGGAAATTAATTCAGATGCTAGTAAATTTAAAACTACTTTAGTTGAAAGTATTTCCGATTATTTAGAAGAGTATTTAGAAGAGTCTGTACCTACACAAGCCATAGAGGAAGCTACTAAAAATAGAACTGCGAGAGAAGTTTTAAGTAACTTAAGAAAAGTACTTGCTGTTGATTCTACTTTAATGAGTGAATCAGTTAAAGAAGCTGTAATGGATGGTAAAACTCAAATTGATGAATTAAATGCTAAAGTTCGAGAATTAACTAAGCAGAATAAAATCCTTAGCGAAAATTATAGATCTACTAGAGCAAATTTAATTCTTGAAACTAAAACTGCTAATTTAACAGATAGTAAAAAATCTTATTTACTTAAAATTTTAAGTGATAAGACACCAGAATTTATTGAAGAAAATTTTGATTACACTGCTAAGTTATTTGATAAAAAAGAAAAAGAAAGACTTACTGTAATTAAAGAGGAAGCATATAAAAAGCGTAAGGTCAAAACGGATGCTCCTGTACAACGAATTTCAGAGAAGAAAAAAGAGAAACCGTATAACCCTTACTTAAAAGAGTTAGAAAGATCACACAAATAATTTCACCCCTGAACAATGAGGTGCTTGACACCTGAGTAACTTGGGACTAGATCCCATGAGGTAAAAATGAAAGGAAACGTCTAATGAATAAACCACAATCTTTTATTGATAGAGATAGAGCAGATACCCTTCTTGAGAAGTGGGCACCTGTTCTGGATTATTCTTCCGATAGTGTTAAGACTATTGAAGACGATCACACTCGCCTTAATACTGCTATTCTCTTGGAAAACCAAGAGCAGTGGTGTATTGAGGAAGCTAATACATCCGGTCAGGGTGGTGCTTTCGGAGGTGGTGCTAGTAACTCGGGTATTTATAACCCAGAGACTGGTACAATCAACTCCGGAGATAACTACGCTACTGGTGATGCTCGTCTTCCAAAAGTTCTTATTCCGATGATTCGTCGTACGTTCCCCGAGCTTATCACCAACGAGATCGTTGGGGTGCAGCCTATGTCTGGTCCTGTTGGACTTGCATTCGCGCTTCGCTATGCTTATCAGAATGAATACCTCGGCTTTGGAGTCGATGGTTCTGATAAACGCGGCACCACTACTGGTCCTGGTAATCCTCCTAACACTCCTGCAGGTGCAGCTTCTGGCGCGCGTACAGGTGGTGCTGGAAATAATTACACAGGAGCAGCTGGTCTTAATGCTGACGAGCTTGGATACCAACTTCTTGATACCCGCTTTACTGGTGCTTCTTCTTACGGCTTGTCCGGGAATACAGCTGACTGGTCATTCGCAGATCAAGATCGTGGTGTTGCATCAATCCTTTCCGCATTTGAGATTACTGGTAACATTCCTCAGGTTGAGGTTAAGTTCGAGAAGACCGCTGTCGAGGCTGGCACACGCCGCCTTG